GGATCCTTGGGGAGTTCACCGGCTGGCTTGAATCCTGACGCAGGACTCGGCATCTCTCCGTCCTGTACGCCCACCCCCAAGTAGCTACCGCCCCGAATGATATTCTTACCATATGGATCTGTAACAACACCGCCACTTCCCAGCTGCCCGCCACCCCGACGCCTACCGCCGCTCATGAGGCCGTTGGAAAGCCCAGGGAGGCCGCCTGGAGACCGCAGCATTCCAATGCCGTCCAACGCTCCTGCCCTCTGAGGACTTCCCGCGCAATCCATGCCAACGCCATCGTACTTTGCGTGAACCACCTGGCCAGGAATAATCGAATTGGCAGGATTGTCTACGTAGCCCCCGCCCCTCTGCTGTTTCCTAGAGCGCCGTAGCTTTCGGCGCGATGATCGTTTTGACGCCATCCTCTACTTAGGCCTTTCTAAAAAAAGACGCAGCCGAGACAGGCGTCTCCTCGGGCAAGACCTTTGTGATCTGGTATTTGCGGAACTCCTCGTTCCATATAACCTCCACATGTGCCTCCTTCAAAGATCGCAACTGCTGCGAGAGCGCCATGGTGGCAATCGAGGCAATGCCAATAAAGGAGTTGTCACCGGCTTCCAATTGATACGCATCGGGGAGCCCGATCTTGGTATACGGCTTGGCCAGAGCACAGATCTGCACCTGAATCTCGGGTGCCCGAACCAACGTCGGCGGCCGATACGTGTTCTCCTTCTTCGGAGTCACGGAATCCCACCAGTAGAACCGCTGGCTTCGCGCGGAATCGGGCTGAATGATCCAGGAGAGAGAGGCATCATAGGTTTGATCCCAGTCTGCCAAGGAAACAGGACTAACGATGCGGGGTGTAATGGCTAGCAAGGGCTGTTCTGCAGGCAAGCGGTTCCAGAAGTGTTTGAGCTGATTCCAGCGTTCCGAGAACGGATTCGTCGTCCAGAGATCCTTGCCCTCGTAGACGAGGAGATCCTCGATCTGGAGAACGGATTCCCCTTTCAGAAGGTTGGCAAGGCAGACCGTGGCTCCACAGCCAAATCCCGGAGGGAGGATCCAGCGAAAGGTCAGACCCTCTTGCCTGGAGGGATCCCATAAGCACGGGGCAAATCCTTCCAAGAAGAACAGGAAACAGGCGGGGCGTCGATCGAACTTTGGCCAGACGACGAGCTTCTCTCGCTCAAAGATTTGGCGCGCCCGGTGCCCGGGCAGATGGACTTCGAGGCGATTGCCGAGAACGGGGAAGCGACGAACACAAGTTTCGATCGCCTCGACATGACTAGTTTCGAGGCGAGCAAAACGGGGAATGCGTTTGTTTCCTTCGCGGTCATGGTGAACAGCATGATCCCTATTTCGCTGCGAATGTGTAGCATTTGCAGCGGAATCGCGGTCTTCCCGAGGCTTGGTGGCGTGCATTCTACTGATAGATGTGCTGGCGCTTTATATTGGTGATAAGTAGAGAGATGTCTGGAAAAGCTGAGCGTGGAAATGCTGGGCGTAAACGCGGAGCCCCTAATAATTCCCGTACACCTAATGCGCATCGTGCAGCCCCTATCCGTGGCCCCCCTGCCAGTGCTGCACTTGTACCTGCAGCAGCAGGTGCAGCTGCAGGTACAGGTGCAGCTTCTCGTAATGAAACGGTTAGAGCACTCTTTGCAAGTCCAGAAGCAGGAGCAGGAGGGGCAGGAGCAAGTCCTGCTGCGAATTCTCCAATCATAAATCTATCCGACTATGTACGAGTAGAAACACCAGGAGGCGCATCTGCCGCTGCACCAGGAGGCGCATCGGCTGCATATACGCCAGGAGGGGCTGGTGCATATACGCCAGGAGGAGCTGGCGCATATACACCAGGAGGGGCTGGCGCATATACACCAGAAGGTGCAGCGTCGCATACACCAGTACGTACGCCTGACAGTTTTTATGGAGGTATGGCAGTAGCGCGCACTCAACAGGAGTACGATGCGCATGTCGATGCGGGAGAACAAATTATTTATATCCACCGTGAATTAGTGCCAATCATCCGCTATAGAGGGCGTGGCCGAGGTCGCAGCCGCAAGCACAAGAAGAGCCACAAGAAGCACAGGAAGACACGGCGCAAAGTCCACTTTGACCGTATTTAATTATGTCCATTTAGTAAATGCCGATCCCGGATTATAATTTCACAGAACTCTTCTGCTGGTCGGACGAAGAGGGGGGCAATCCGTTTCGGGATTGGGATAAGAATGCAATCTCTGATCTGCTTCACTCAAAGTTCGAATTCTCCGCCGACGGTCTTCTAATTGGACTCAAAGGAGATGTGGCGATTGGTTTCTTGGGTGATTTGCTCGACAATGAAGCCTACTCTATTCGTGTTCTACAGGCCATGATTCGATTAAAGGATACCTATCCGGATCGTGTGCTCTTAATTGGGGGTAATCGTGACTTTAACAAGATTCGCATGGGGATCGAGCTGTTTATTCAGGCCGAGGATGGACTTCCTTGGACTGGAATCGCAGATATGCATGGGCTACTGGCACGGCTTGCTGAACCGTTTCGTTTTCGCAAAACACATCCTCCCGAATATCTGCTAGATGTACTAAAAGCGTGGACAGATTCTATGCCGGCAATTACTGCGGCATATACCGGTGGTGATATTGAAGCGCGTGTAAATATCATGTATGGAAAAACACTGGGGGCGCCTCTGGATATGATGAAACACGAATTGAATGCGATTCTAGGTGAAATACCAGAGGCGCTATACGCAAAGCTCATCTGTACAATGCAAATGGTCATGTCGTTTCATTGGGATGATTTGCCAGAGTTCTTAGAACCATTTAATGGTCTCTATCTGACCTATCTTCGTCAATGCCATGTGATTGCATCCTTTCGAATTAATGGGCAAACAGGAATTATGTCGCATGCAGGGATGCCCGATGGAACCATAAAAGGGAATCGATTGACCTCCCCGTTTGGATTTCAAGTAACAGAGGATATGCCAGATGCAATGTTGTCAATTGTTCTAAATGAGATTGAAGATGAGAAGAATCGACTGATAGAGACTGTTCAGGGGCTCCGAGATCGCAATTATAATTCTGCAACAGCCGACGAAGAAATAAATGATTTAATAAATAAATATGTCCATATGACTGCGGGTGTAGATGCACAATTCCCTGCAGACAGCGGTGTAATTGCAGAAACTTCACCCATTGTTGGATTGCAGAAAGTTGCAACCAGTGATCGACGCGATATTGAAGTGCAGTTGGGGGGTGGCACCTTTGGATGGATTGGTCGGCAGAAAGGGCAGAAAATTAAGAGGGTCAGCAGTGGCCCCACGACCATTGCCTATAATATCTATGGGCATGCCCCCCAGGGGTTTTTGCCGACTGCATATCGCTATACACCCGAGGGCACCTTGCATGTTAATTTAGATGTCTCAAAACTGGAAGAAAAGGCAAATGCACTCAGTTTTGTATTTCTACATATTGATGGCGCTACTACTGAATTTATCGGCCGAATCAAGTTTCCCAAGGCTGGTAAAAATACAGCAGGCAGTGTTACAACTTATACAGGTGATGCAAGAGCACTTCCAAATACTGTTCATTATTATATAGAACCCATTGTAGAAAAGGATTTATCAAAAGAGCGACCTATCCCTGGAACTCCAAATATTATTGTTAAATATGTAAAATATGATCGGGAAGTAACAACAAAGGCAGCCGGCGGCAGACGAAAAACGATTCGTAGGCGATCCAAGCGATTTCGTACATCACGCAAGGTTCGGTTTGCTCGCAAGTAGAATTTTCTATGGGATCTTATTCTTGAATATATACCATTCAAGAATAAGATTGTTACAACCTACGGGAATCGAACCCGTGCTACTTCCTTGGAAGGGAAGCATTCTGCCACTGAACTAAGACTGTATTAGGTAAAATGATGGATGTGCATTTTCCCCATACCAATATGAGAACACTTCTTTAAGTCCTTTCAGCTCTAAAAAGCCGAAAAGTTCGTATCCGACCCTGTGTCATTCGCAAAGACGCCGCCATAGAACTCCCCCTGATTCTGTACCATGTCAAGACCGAACCGTTGCGTATTCTGGTTCGTCTGGTTCTTTGTCTGCCCTACGATACCCCCCTCGTAGGACAAGCCGACCTGGTCGTTGAGCGGTGCCGGCCGAAAGGAGCGTTCTGGATAGGTCATTTTAGGGGCTGCGTTCGCCCCCTCCTCGTCATCGGCCAGCGGATCCCGAGGTGCCGGATCGGCATGCAGAACCACTTCGCCCTTCGGCGCGGCCTGGGCGGGAGCATTGGGCCCGGAAGGCGTCACCGTCTTCGGAGGCGAATAGGATTCGGGCATGACTTCGAGAGCCGCTTTGCCAGGGGCAAAACCCTCTACTCCATAGATCTGATCACGGTACTGAACATATACAACAAAGGCAACAATGAGAACACCGACAATTGCCAGCGTTTGGAAATCCATCCTATTAGCCCCTCAGAAATCGCTCAACCTCTGCCCAGCTCGCGTCGGAATAGAGGTGGACATAGTCTTTGTCGCCGATCCGAAACCAGATTCCACTCCCCGTCTTCTTCAGAACAGTCGCGGATCCCGTATCCGTCTCCAAATAGTGTTGGCCGACCCAGTCTGTTCCGCGTTTTAGAGTCTGTTGCCGTAGAACTCCGTTCTCTATTCGTTCATCCATGATCTCATGACTCTCGTAGCCGTTGAGCTCCAGGAGAAACCAGTCAGCACCTTTAATCCACATATAGGGACTGCTTGTATTTGTGCTTGTATTTGTGCCTGTTGCTGTTCTCCAGCTGAACCATGTATGAACGGACATCCCCTCTTCTATAAACTTGAAGGCGATTTAAGCCTTCAAGTCAGTATACAAGGAATGCCACCGACCTGTGTTACAACGGTTCTTACGGCCAAGGGCGATATACACAAGGCCACTCTGGCATTAGCGGAGGGGTCTCTGACGATTGAAACAATTCAGAAGTATATGCGCAAGAAGGAGGTTCCTGAGCTGGTTGGCAGCTTTGCGGCCAACGCATTGATCCAAGTGACGGCCTTTGGCTATACGAAGGGAAAATCCACCACGCAGAATCAGTCCGTCATGCCCTTTGCAAAGGGTGCGCTCTTCGGGGATGTAGTATTGATCGGACACTCGAAAGAGGGGAGTTGGTCGACGCCCCTGGCCTTTACACCCGAGGACTGGGCACAGGTCGAAGAGGAGGACGAAGAGGAAGAGGAGGAGGTCGACGAGGAGGAAGAAGTGGAGGAGGAGGAAGAGGAGGAGGAAGAAGCGGGCGGCGAGGACGAAGAAGGGGAGGGGGAGGAGCTGGACGAGGAGGTCGAGGAGGAGATGGAGGCGGAACCCATTCTCACAAAGCGCAAAAAGATCTCGACGCTGAGCCTCAAGATCGATGCCAATGCATTCAAGGACGAGATCAATCTCTCGGCTCCCCCCTCCTCACACCCTTTCCGTGAAGGCTGTTTGCAGAAGTTGCAGTTTCTGGAGCCCAAGTTTACAGCTGCCGACATTAGCCAATTAGAGGTGGCGCTGCTCCATCATGTGGCAGAACTGGCCAAGAAGCACTACATTCCTCGGAGCTGGAAGGCCGCTCCGTTCTGTGATCTCTATCGGGTACAGTTGAGAATGCTGCTCTGGAACATTCACCCCAAGTCTCCGATTCACAATGAACGGCTGTTGCAGCGATGCCTGGAGGGCGAATTCCCTTTGGCACAGATTCCATCCATGAGTGCCTATGATATGTTTCCTGAACGCTGGCAACAGCTCGCCGATAAGCAGCTCATTCGGGAACAGAAGATTCTGGAGGGGAACAAGAGCCAGGCTACGGACGAATACAAGTGCAATCGGTGCGGCAAGCGTGAATGCACCTATTATGAACAGCAGACGCGATCGGCGGATGAGCCGATGACTATCTTCATTTCATGCCTGAACTGCGGCAAGCGCTGGAAACACTAGAGCTGGGCTCATTAAGGTGTTGCTTAGCAACACCTTATAGCCCAGCTCTGAAAATAAAATAATGGTTGGCCAGCAAAGCCGGCCAACATTCGTGCATTGTATCTTCAGATATGACTCATACCGTTTAGTATAAATATAAGCCCCCGTCCAATGTGGATGATGGGCTTACATTTATACTAAATAGTAGATAGAATGACATCTATCTATACGAATGTGCTTTCTGACGAAGAGGTGGCCTATTTGAACAATCTCCCCGAAGTTCGTACGGCCAAGGCGTCCTTGGATGCCCGGCCGTCTGGCATCGTCTATTTTTCAGTGCCTTTAACCGATTCAATCCGTGCCACTTTACAATCACGGTTTGGCTTACATCTTGCCGGTTCCTCCATCCCCATGCGATGGATCAAGGGAGATACAAAACCACACATAGATACGGGCGCATCGACCTTTGAAAATACATATTTAGTGTACCTCAATGACTCCCCTGGCGAACTGATCGTGGATTCACACGCCTACCCTATTCGTGCCAACAGTGGTTTCGTGTTCAATGAGGGACTGTCCCATGAAACGCAGCATACAGAGAATGTTCCCCGCCTGTTGATGGGGCCCATGAACGAATTGGCAGAGCCGGTGGGCGCCTCCGTTGTATTTTATTATCCAACGGAAACGGATGCATTGGCAAATACAAATCTGATTACAGCGTATGGTGGTTATACTGTGCAAAATGTATCGGGTTATACTCATTGGAGACTGGCGTCTACTAGCACGGGTACAAGTCCACAGAATGTAGTATATGTAAATGGAAATATATTAAATGCAGATGGAAACTATTATTTATATCCCACAAATCCCTGCTTCAAGGAAGGCACTACAATCCTCTGCCAAGTCGACGGAAAGGAGACCTATGTCCCTGTCGAACAACTCAAGAACGGCACTCTTGTGAAGACGAGTCGTGATGGATACAAGAAGGTCGTCCTTGTTGGCCAGGGCTCTCTGCAGAACCCTGGCACAAATGAACGAACGGAGAACAGACTCTATAAGTGCAGTCCTCTGCAGTATCCAGAACTGACGGAAGATCTGTTCATTACCGGTTGCCATTCAATTCTCGTAGACTCCTTGATAGAGAGTGAACGGCAGAAGACGATCCAACATCTCGGCAAAGTGTTTGTGACGGATAGAATGTACAGGCTCATGGCCTGCGTGGATGCAAGAGCCGAGCCCTGGAACTCCGAAGGCACCTATGCTATCTGGCATTTTGCCCTTGACCATGCGGATGAGACCATGAATTATGGCGTCTATGCTAACGGTGGATTACTCGTAGAAACTTGCTGCATAAAGAACTTAAAGACGAAATCGAACATGACACTGTGCGCTAATTAAATCAACAATTCTAGTAGGTTGTTTTTCATGAATTCGGCCGATCCAGGCAAGCCTGTCATCCTATCACCCATCCCCTTTGCCCCCGTGTGGCTGGACTCCGCGTCCAGCCACGAGGTAAAATGATGGATGGTCGGCAAAGCCGACCATCGATTATGCATTTTTACTCTTGTACCGCTTAATATAAAATTACGCCCTCTGCAAATTGCAGGGGGCGTAATTTTATACTAAGCACTAGTGTTGAGAATATAATTAAGCCCCTGGCCAGGGGCTTAATTATATTCTCAACGGTACGAAATCAAAATTCTGCCATTCTAGTAGGTTGTGTTTCATGAATTCGGCCGAGGTGCGGAAGCCTGTCATCCTATCACCCATCCCCTTTGCCCCTGTCGCGCCCTCCCTCCTTCATGAAAAACAATTTTTTATTCTGCTGCAAAAGAAAAAACATCGTACAAGTTCCGAGAAACAGACCAAATCAACCGTTAAGAATCCTTTACAGCTGCATTAGATCCATTAGACGCCAATACTCGTAGGTTCCATTGGGCAAAGGGCGCTTCACGATAAACGGCAGCTTCTTCTGTTCGAGCTCCAGACGAGCAATGTCGCGTACATCCGTGATATATTCAGGGATGGAGATGAAGGGGCGAGCTCCCTGACTCAGCTGATTGGCTCGAAGTCCAATGATCTTCGTCTTCTCGTAGAGCGTAAGAAACGGATAGGTGGTGTGATTGGCGTCCGGCGATGCGTCCGTGGGCTGCACCACTTTGAGCGGCACACGTTGCCGCACGGTCTCAATGTAATCTATGATCAGTTCGGGGTGCTGCGTATAGAGCTTGCGGAGCTCGGGCTTAATGCCCGGTAGATCCAGGGTCGCTGTATCGTCCACCTCCTGCTCAAAGTCGACCTCCTCCCCTCCTTCGAACTCAATCTCCTCCTCTCCGTCTCCTTGCATAATTCTACTTCTACTCTAGAGTCTGGCATTTAAATTGATCAAATTTAGAGACGTGATTTTAACAAGGATTTTTGCATTTAAAAATCTGTACCCAAAAATTTGAACCTAAACATTTTAGAAAGTGAAAGGGTACACTGCATGACAGACAAGCAATCTTCATTATCCAAAGTATCAACCATGGCATCCTCTTCTCCAGTTGACTACATCGCAGAGGGCATAACGCCCTTTGAATCGTTTGACGAAATGGGGCTCCACGAAGACGTGGAGCGGGGCGTCTATTCCTTCGGGTTCGAGAAACCCTCCAAGCCCCAGCGTCTCGCCATTATGCCCATGAAGAACAGAAAAGATATTCTCTGCCAGAGCCAGTCGGGCACCGGCAAAACCGGTGCCTTCACCATCGGCGCCATTAGCACGATCGATCCTAGCATCCAAGCCCCCCAAGTCCTTGTCCTCTGCCCGGTTCGTGAGCTGAGTCAGCAAACAGCGAAGGTTGCCCTTGCCCTCGGACAGTTTATGAAAGTCTCGGAGCACCACACGGGTCTCAAGGTGCTCTCGGCCACGGGCGGCAATCCCGTGGGTGCCGATCTGAAGGCGCTTCGGAACGGCGCCCAGTTCATAGTGGGGACGCCAGGCCGTATCTATGATCTCATTCGCCGTGAGGGGGGGATGAAGCTGAACCACTTGAAGTGGGTCATTCTCGATGAGGCAGATCAGCTTCTGGAGGATCTCTTCGCAGAGCAGATCAAGACCATTCTGGGGGCGGGCGCCTTTCCGATGGACTGCAACCTTGGCATGTTCTCGGCCACCATGCCGGCAGAGGTGCTGGATCTAGCCAAGAGCTTCTTGAAGGAGCCTATCAAGATCCTTCTGCCGGCCGAGGAGGTTCGTCTGGAGGGAATTACCCAGTACCACATTGATGTGGACAAGGATGAGTGGAGGTATGATGCACTGTGCGATCTTTACAAGCACATGACCATCAATCAGGCCATCATCTTCGTCAATAAGAAGACGACTGCCGAGAAGTTAACCAAGCGCATGTTTGATGAGGGCTATACGCTCGAATATATTCACGGTGAGATGGAGACGGCGGAGCGGAGAAAGAGAATGGACGACTTCCGCGCGGGCAATGTGCGCATCTTGATCGCCACGGATGTGCTGGCACGGGGCATCGATGTGCAGACGATTAGCACGGTGATTAATTATGAGATGCCGACGAATCGTGAGAACTACTTTCACCGCATTGGCCGCACGGGGAGGTTTGGGCGCAAGGGGTTGTCGATCAATCTGATTGCAGGGGCGGAGGAGGCGGCTATGATGAAGGATATTGAGAAGCACTATAGTATTACCATTCCGCCTCTTCCTGAGGATCTGAGTATCTTGGGCAAGTAAGGGGGGACATCAGGTAGGTCGGCGAAGCCGACCTACCTGCCTCCCCCACACCCCCTGTTTACTTAAGCATAATTAAACAAAATAATATCTTATTTTAGTTTTTTAACTAAAATAAGATACACTCACAACTCAAGTAAACAGAGGGAGGGAATCCTAACCTGCCTCCCCCTGTTTACTTAAGCATAATTAAACAAAATAATATCTTATTTTAGTTTTTTAACTAAAATAAGATACACTCACAACTCAAGTAAACAGGGGGTTAAGGGGGAGGCAGCCCTAGGCGGCTTCGCCGCCTAGGGCTGATGTCCCCCTCTGATATCAGTGCGGCAGATCGGGCACATGCAACTCTGTTCAAACCAGGATCCAATGCACTGGAGATGAAAGGAGTGCTGGCAACGTGTAATACGCCGTGTCTGAGCCCCCGCTTCCATCTCCTCCTGGCAAATGGCACATGGATCCTCCAGCGTCGCTAAAACGGTCTGTACCGTGGTAGCCGCATCAATCTGCTGATTCGTGGGATAGACAACCACGTCTTGGAATGCAGTAGGTTGCTGAATAAGATTGAGCAAATTGGTCATAAGATGCATGGTCGGTGTCTCATCAGCATAAATAGACGGAAAATCATAAAAAAGAGTTTGGCGGCGGCTCGAACGAACAGGGATCTGGTTGTTGATTGTGACAGGAGTGGGACGAAGAGGGGTTGTATAGGTGGCCGGATTTCCAGAAATATCCACGGTACGATTATTTATGATATGGATTGTGTCACTTGTTGGGCGAACATTCATGGGAGAATAGGTGATATTACTTGTTAAGGGGGAATGAGAATGGGCAATATTACTTGCGGATGGATGTGCTGACATATGCTGCCGGCGTCCCACTTCGAGCAGATTAAAGCGAGTTCGTGTTTGCTCCTGGATATACTGCAGCAGATCTTGAACCGAATTGAAGCGCTGATGACTGTAGAGAATGTCGGGAAAATAGTTGTGCAAATCGTCCAATAGAGAGACCCCAAAAATTGAAGTGTAGGAATCGTTTTGCATTGTTGCAACCTGCTAGTACTAAGCGTACAGTACTTAAGCTCTTTATCCATACTCTTACGTAGCCTACACAAGATGTCTGAACCTACTCCTGAGTCTGTCCCTACGCCTGTTCCCGAGTCTGTTCCTGCACCTCCTCCTGCACCTCCTCAAAATCCCAGCCACAAGGGCGTGGTGGGTCTCCAGAACATGGGGAACACCTGCTATGCCAATTCCACGATTCAGCTTCTGAGAGCCGTGCCCGAACTGAACGCCTTCATTCTTCGCGAGACTCTGGAAGAGGCCTGTCGCGATCTAGAGTCCGTGCCCACGAAACTCATTCTTGGCTATCAGGATCTTATTCGGAGCATGTGGGGGGCTCATAAACCGGCCTATGTCCGCCCCCTCGGATTCTTGACCGTCATTCGCGACGCCGTCCGCGGAAGTCTCTACGAATCGTTCGGCATGGCTCGCCAGAACGATAGCCACGAATACCTCGTCTATCTGCTCGACAACTTTCATGAGGCACTCAATGAAAAGCAGGACTCGGGTGCCAAAGATGCTGTTGTGCCGGCCGGTGCCACCATGGTCGAACAGGCTGCGATCGGCTGGCAGAACTTTCTTCAGCGCCACACGAGTCCCATGGTCGACCTCTTCTTTGGTTTGATGCGCAAGACGGTCGAGTGCCAAACTTGTTTGGCGAAGTCCTATCGCTGGGAGACCTTCAATGTCTTCAAGATTCCGTGCAAGGGCGAGTCCCTCCAGGAGTGGTTTCGCTCAGAATGCGCCCCAACGGACATTGAGGACTATGCCTGCGAGCCGTGCGAAAAGGCAGAGAGGGGTCGCCAGAAGGCACATCTGTTCAGCCATGTCTGGCGGCTCCCCTCCGCCCTCTTCCTGGCGATTAAGCGCTTCTCTCCCGACGGTCGCAAGGACATGACACCCTGTCCGTATGATGGAGTTCCGATCACCTTTGCAGAACACTTTGCGGAGGAGTCGGATCATGAAAGCAAGGGGTGGCGCTATGAGTGCAGGGGTGTGGCCGATCACCATGGAGGCATGGGCGGCGGCCACTATTCGGCACAGATGGCGCATCCCGTGACAAATGAGTGGTGGTGGATCGATGATGCCATGAGCCAGGCGATGCCGAGTCCTCGGTATGGCTCGTCCAACTATATCCTCTACATGCGGAGAATTATTGTATAATTATATGCGGCGAATTATTGTCTAAAAAAATTTGATCTATTTTTTAGGGTAGTCCACCGCCACCTTCCTCCTCTATCCATAGTACAAATGATGCCGATTTCACGCGACATTGCTTTAAACGAGTTGGAGGACGAGTATTATGAATTCCTTCAGGAGTTTAATCCCGATACGCCCGACTATTCAATTGCTGCACACATTGTGAGTGAACTCCGAACTACATGTTACGACGATATGATCGACCTTGCCCATCGCTTTATGCAGCAGTACACAGGCGACCAGTGGTCACAAGTTATCTACGAGTTCTTCCATAGCGAGGGAATTCATCGTGACAAACTCGATGATCTTCTTGAAGTCTACTGGGAGTTCTTAGACGATGCCCCAGAAGAACAAGAACAAGAACAAGAGATCCCCGTCGGATAAATCTCTCCCTTCTAATCAGACATGAACGCTCTCCTCATTGGGATTAACTATACAGGCACTGTAAATCAGTTGCAGGGCTGTATTTTTGATGTGATTCAGATGAAGTCCCTGATAATTGATGCCTATGGATTCAATCCGAATACTATCGTCGTTCTGCGAGACGACGACCCTGCAAACCGACCCACAAAACACCGAATTCTACAGGAACTGGCACGACTGGTTGCACAGTCGGATCTGAGTTCCAATACTTTTTTGCATTATTCGGGACACGGTACCCAGATCGCGGATACCGTGGATGAAGCGGATAGACTCGATGAGTGTATTGTTCCCTGCGACTATGCCACGGCCGGATTTATTACAGATGATGAAATCAATGCAATCTGTAAGCCACTGAAAGGGACTGGATTGGCCATCTTTGACTGCTGCCGATCCGGTACCATCATGGACTTGCCGTTCTCGTTGGGCGTGCCCAACGACTCAAATCAGCAGCAGGGCTTCTACTGTTTCTCGGGGAGCACGGACTCTCAGGATGTCCAGGAAGGAATGACCAGCACCACCGGTTCCAACACCGGGTTGCCCCAGGGCGCCATGACCATGACCTTTATTAGCACCGTGAGAGCTCTCAAGTATTACCCGCCCATCGTGACGTTGTGCCGCGCCATTCAATCCAACCTGCGATCGGGCGGCTATCAACAGACACCCCAGCTCAGCTCTACAGTCCCTATATATACTAGCACACCCTTTCCGTTTGAGACACCCGTCACGAAGCTTTATCAGGCGCTCATCCAACTTGAGCAACAGACGAGCGCCAATGCCGTTCTTCAGAACCAGATTCCCGCGCTCCAGGCACACATTGCCGCCCTTCAGCAGCAGGCATCCACTATTCCGACCCTTGAAGCCTCCAGCAACACCCTATGCGTTATCCAGCAACAGAATGCCGCCCTTACGCGACAGATTGTAACTCTGCAGCAGCAACTTGAGCAGCTCCCTTTTCTCCAGCAGCAGGCGGCACTCGTTCCAAAGCTCAAGAATCAGAATGCCATGATTCCCGCGCTCCAGACACAGCTCGCCGGCTATATGCGGCAAAAGGGGCAGATTCAACAACTGCAGCTCCAATTAGCAGGCCGGCGCTAATTGAACGGCCTCCTTTTCCAGTTCCAAGACAAACGCCTTGTCATCGTTGACTCCGAGGCTGACGAAAAGGGTGCCCTCGTATTCGCACAGACTACAGGGGAATTCGATGTACGAATGGGCAAAGAACACGAATTCTTCACTGTATTGCACTCCTGAGCCAATCCAGAGCCAGCGATGCGCCGTGCGCTCCCTGTTTACATGAATGAGGAAGAGCCAGCCGCCGAGCCAAGGAATGCCGTTCGTCGAACCGTGATACCCCTTTAAGCCCTCGGACGCCAGGGCACTTAAAGCCCGAGGACTTAAAGCGGAGTCCAGGACGCCCTTTGTCTGGAGCGGGTCGACGCTATACACGACCTGATGATCGCCGAAGGGCATCCAGTTCTTCTCGGGCTGCTTGTTCGGCGCCAACAGTTGCAGATCCTCGATCCGATTCCCTTTCCGTGTCCCCTGGAACAGGGCGGGCTGTCCCTTCGGATGGCATTCGGGAATCGTGGCCAGAACGGTGGTTTCATTGATAAAGCGAATGTCCTCGAGGCCGCGCCAATAGGTCGAATAGGTCTGCGGGAGAACTGCGACAAGGGGTTCGACGAAAAAGGTGCAGAAGGGCTTTGTGATATGCCCTTTCAGAATAAGGTACTCGGACTTGGCTTGATTTTCGTAGATGGTGAAGTTCTTGTCCTGAAATTTGCGATAGTTGACACGCCTGATGAGAACGGTTGTGTTGCCACTCGGATCGATGAAGAGGGAGGGGTTCATGTCGAGGTAGGCATTGGGCTGACCGAAGCGATCCTTGAACTGCTTTGGAGGGAGAAGGATGGGATGGATTTTTTGTATAGGAAAGAGTTTCATATACGAAAAATAATGGTATTTACTTAAGTTATGCATTTGGCGTTAAGCGTACATCCCGAACGGTTCAGCACACAGTGCTGAACCGTAAGGGAAGCTACGCTTCTGTACCCCGCTTTGCGGGGTACTTAGACCCGTGAAGGTTATAAATGGGCGCCTTTGGCGCACATTTACACCTTTTCTCATTTAGACCGACGGACATTTCAAAACGGCAGCCCGGAGGGCTGCCGTTTTGAAAACATCCCCCACAAGACCCCTCACGTCGAGGAGATTGCCGTCGTCGCGTGCGTCGCGGCCTCCGTCTTTGCCATCCTGGACCTGCTTTCGCCTCCTATGGGCATGACGGCACGCCAGGGCGCGGGTTTTGGTCTCGGTGCCAACCTGGTCGGCTTCCCGGCGCGTGTGTAAGGACACGACATCTGCGTATGTTTGAGGAGAGCGAAGCGACGCCTCGTCTTAGACCCGTGAAGGTTATAAATGGGCGCCAAAGGCGCCCATTTACACCTTTTCTCATTTTTTTTCTCATAATAATATAGAAATGATTATAAGCAATTTTATAAATGAAATAGGAAACAATATTAAAATTAAAATACAAAAAAATACTGATTTTGGAATTAATTACAAAACAAAAGAAAAAATAAAATTTAATGGAGTAAAAATAACTATCATTGGACCAACAAGTGAAATGACAAACGAAATTACATTACAAGAAGCAATTCAACTACATAAATGTTTAGGTGAATATCTTAAAAATTTAAAAAAAAATTGATTTAAATTTAAAGAACACGTAAATTCGCCACCACATAGATGTTGAGGCAATTTCTCTTCGTCCTTCATTACATAGATAGCAAGTATAGCCCCCAAATTTCCAATTAGTTCTTTCATATTATCTTCAGGCACAACCTTTTCAATCCACGACCAACCTCCCTTTTCAACTTTGATTGTAGCGATATAATTGTTTCCAGAATGATATAGTTTATCTTTAAGAACCCCCATTCTTTCAAATATTTGGTTTTGTGTTATGGGTGGTCTTTCTGTATTAATAGACATCTTGATTGCTTATTCTCTGTGTGTATGGGCTGTCAAATTTTTGGTCGTTCAATTTTGAACGCTCATTTAAAATCCGCACGGGTCTAAGCCTACATCCTCTGTCGCCCTTGGGCGACAGAGGATCTAGGCATAGTACTCGCCCTTTGGGCGAGTACTATGCGTACATCTGCACCCAGCCTTTGGCTGGGTGCAGATCTAGGCTTGATGGCCGCTTTGCGGCCATCAAGTGTACATCCCGAACGGTTCAGCACTGTGTGCTGAACCGTAAGGGAAGCTACGCTTCTGTACCCCGCAAAGCGGGGTACTTAAGTGTACATCTGCACCCAGCCTTTGGCTGGGTGCAGATCTAGGCATAGTACTCCCCCTTTGGGCGAGTACTATGTGTACATCCCAAACGGAATCGAATGCCCCTCCTTCTTCTTCAAGAAGAGATCCACATGCTCCTTCTTCACCGTGAACGGAAGCGTAAAGTCCTTGATGTGGAACGGTAGCGCCTTGTCGTTGTATAAGCGCAACATATTGATCTTCTGCACAATCTGCTCAATCGAGCGCTTCAGCTCGCGCACACCCAGCTCCTCCTTCGCGTACTGCTCAATAATATGCGCCACCACGCCCATTCCAAAGGCCACGCGCTCCACCAAATTGACATCCTTGAGGGCAGCCGGCAGCAGATACTGCTCCGCAATGGTCGTCTTCTGCTTCAGGTCATAGCCCTTGAGCTCGATCGTCATCAGGCGATCCAAGAGCACTCGGTCGATCTTTGTGACATCGTTGGCCGAGAAGACAAAGATGACCTTCGACAGATCAATCGGCACACCCGAGAGATACTTGTCCTCAAAGGCCTCATTGGAGGCCGGATCGGTCAGGTGAATCAACATGTTCTGCACCTCCTCGCCCTTCGGGGTAGCACTGATCTTGTCCACCTCATCGAACAGGATGATGGTGGACATGGACTTGGAGGCAATGAGGGAGTTCACGATCTTGCCGCAGTGGCTCGACTCGTAGACGAGCTGGTGGCCGGTATACGTGGAGGCATCGGAATCGCCACCGAGTGAGATGAACTGAAAGGGAAGGCCGAGTGCCTTGGCAATGCCGTTCTTGATTACACTTGTATTATGTGTGACTGTAAAATCGCCCATTAGATATTTATGATTACCGTCAAGTGTAAATCCATAATAATCTCCATGCCCTGCTTCTTTAACTGTAATTCCAGTTACTAATACATCCTTCGTCTGCAATCGTGCATTTGCTTTTTTACGATGTATTTTGACTGGAATTTCATTAATATTTCCTGAAATGGTAATTCTATATGCATACCCCTCCTTCTTTTCATGTTTATATGTCCATGTTGTCTTTTTATCATTCACATAGGCTGCAAATCCGAGAGAACGAGCTAAGTATAGAATATCGTCCACAAGTGGTTTATGCACTTGACTTATTTCATATGTATTTGTACCAGGTGCCAAGGAACCGTCTGAGTCAAGTAATCCAGCCAATACTTGAAGTCTTACTGCACGATTGTTGATTTTATAGTGATCTGGAATATGTTTATTATTAATCATATTATATTTTTTAAGAGTCATTAACATAAGATTGTCCGTTTTGCCAGTTGTAATTGCTCGAATATTATAATCATATTGAGCATGATAGGACATCATAAGATTATAGTGAGGCAATGTGCTATTTAAGTATTTAAGGACAGCTGCATCTTGATTTGATATTTTAGAACCAGAATTACTACCATCGCCCAACCATAGTCCAATAATATACGGATCAAAGTCTGGCTGCTGATATGCAAATTCTACACCCCGTCGATAGCCTTTTAGTTGCGATTTAATATCATTTGGCAATGCTATGTAGTTTTTAACACTAATTTCTACAAGTTCATTTTTCAAACTCTGCATATAGGTCTCTGCTTCCATTCTCGTATGAAATGTCTTATATTTAAGCTTATATGTTTTATTATCAAACCTCTGTACTTTATATGATGTTATATTATTGCATTGTATACTGCGAATACGAGGGTTGCTGCTATATTTCAAGCACATGATATGTTCAGAATTAACAGTATATTTTTCACCTTTTACCGGTATAATATCATACATCATGTCTTTACCGCTTCCAAGTGAAAGGACATTCCGAGGGTTAGAATCATCCCCCATAATTGTATCGCCCACTTGAATATTTTGCACTAGCTTGATATGGCCGTCTGCCATAAGGATAGGTGTATCAATTGCATGACATTTCCCGATACCCGGAGGCCCCGCCAACAGGAGCGAGGTGCCGCGTCCAGACGGATTCGCGATCTTCGTCGTGATATACTGGAGAATCTGGAGCTTCGTATCGTCCTGGCCATAGACGGCATCATTGAGCGACTTCTGAGCGCCTTGCATGAACTTCGCGCAGGCCTCCGAGCCATCCTCGAGCTTGATCGCGATCTCCTTGTAGAGACCGAAGGGGATGGACACCACCTTGTCGAGCCAGTTCCGAAGCTTGAAGTACTCGCCTGAACTGGGATCTAAACTCTGCAGCGAGTTGTACTTGGCGAGCACAAGCGCCTGCGTCTCCACGGGTAGCTTGAGCGTCAGGATGCGCAGCATGAGATTCACCCCCGTATCCTGGACGGTGGGGCGATTCTCCAGAGCCGTCAACAGCTCCTTCTGTTTGAGCTCAGGGAGTGCCTTGAACTGATCGATCTGGGTATCAATTGTGTTGTCCTCCAGGGGCGCCGTCAGCAGCTTCACGAACTGCTTGACCGAGGCGGACTCCTTCTTCATATTGTGACGCTGGGGGATCATGCGATCCGCCCCGTCGTCGGCGGCCCCGAAGGAGATGACCAGATTGGCAGAGCGCTCCTCGTCCTCGTAGGTGTCGTCCTCCTCGCCCTCAAAGTCATCGAAGTCGCCCTCCTCCTCATCCGTGTCCTGGGAGCCGAGCGTCTCCCCCTCGTCATCCTCCTCGTCGTCGGATTCAGACTCGGGCTCAGGCTTCCTCTTCTTCAAGGGGACGCGCTTCAGAGGAAGCCGAGACTTCACCTTCTTGGACTTCTTTGACTTCTTCACCGGAACGCTCTCCTCCTCACTTTCTTCATCAGGCTCCGAGGAATAGGCAATTAGACCGCGAAGATTCCCGCGGCTATCGACAGAACTGTCATCATCATCCTCTTCGTCGTGACGAGGCGCTGAGCGCTTCTTGACAGGGGCTGCCATCTTCTTCTTCCTGTCCTCCTCCTTGTCCTTTTTGACCATTCTATGTCTATTCTGCATTTTATTATGAGGCATTCTACTCTTAATAAAATGTATGCTTTAGATCAAATTTAGCGATGGCGGCGTCTGGTGGCTCGCCGTTTCTTCGGCATCATGCGACCCACCATGGTATCTGCCCTGGCCGCTGCACGTTTTCCTACACGGTTCACCGTATTTAATCCGGTACTCACGACTTTCTTTACGGACTTTGTTGCAACCGTACTCACACTGTTGGCAGCACGAATCACTTTGCCAATCGGCTTATAGATCGATGAAAATAGACCCCGTCTCTGCGTCTGTCTTCGAGCCATTCTACACTAAAATAGATAATTTTTAGAATGTCTTCAGAATGTCTGTGATGCCCATAATAGTGAATCGGCTGCGACTGCTCACCCCTATCAGGGCAGGATTCTTTGCTGAAAGGCCGGTTAGAGACACATAGAATCGCTCCTTGAGTACCGGCCGTAGCGCAAGAGCAACCGGTGTGCGCTCTGTTTTAATGGCTTCCATGATCCGCTGCAAACAGGCCACATATTCGTCCAGAGTGGCCTTAGAATTGGCCGCACCGTTCATGGACATGACTTCAATATTCGAAACAATACTTTGCAGAGTGGCGACAAACAGGGATGTATCCAATACATTGTATTTAATAAGTTCTCCGAGAAACTGGGCATAGCCCTTTCGATAGGCCTTGTCGGAGTTCGTTTCGAGCAGCGTTTTATAATCATTGGTGGCAACCTCTGAAATATCATCGAAGATGGTGCCAAAGGCCTTGTAACGCTCCACCATTTCGGCAAGAAGAACATCGTATTTGCTCGTCAGTTCGCACAAGAGATGAGCATAGTGGGGACAGATGCTCTCTTCCCGCGTGGCCTTCTGAAAGACGGTTTTCATGAACTCCTTCAAGAAGTGCGTCTTTCCTGAGTCCAGAATTTGGCACAAGAATGCATGCGTCTCTTTGTAGTTACGCGGACTGAACTTATTCAGTTTGTCCTGAATGACCATGAAGACCGCATCATCTCCCTCGACAGCCTTAAAGCGACTCGTGTACTTTACAGGGACGTAGGGAGCACCGGCGCCTCCCGAGGCAGATGCGGGAGCAGAGCGACCACATCCAAAGGAACGGGCACCCCCTCCTCCTTTGCCGCGCCAATCGACCACGGGTTTCCGCCATCCCTGTGCGTCCGTGCCCTTTGCCAGGCAGTCTTGTACCATCTGAATCGCTTTCAGTGCCGTAGCCGAAATCACAGGATCCCGCAACCCTGTTCTGAGTGCCAGAATCGCCGCAATCGTGCCATTAATCGCAACCCCCGCATCCACAGAAGCTGTGGATGACATAGTATTAGTAATATGGATTATTTTTAAGTGCTCTCTCCGTTTCCTCCTCGGATGAAATGCCTTCAAATTTTCGGCGTGTCAGTTTGCAATGACTTTTAAGCTAGATTCTACAAGAGATTTATGGATCTAGCGCGACTTCAAGAATCAACGAATATGGAGGCGCTCACTGCCTATCTCGCCATTCAGACCCAGGCAGGGCAACAAGCCCTTACCGAAAAAACGGGTCAATGGTCATCCGATCTCGCGATTCTGCGACAGAAAAGTGCAGAGTTTGCCATTCTTCAGCAACACTTACAGAAGCCGCTGTTTGCCGCAACTCTACGCCAGAAGTTCTCAGAACTCAAAGAGTTGGAGCCCGAACTCGACACACTCACGGTGAAGGCCTCCGACCTGGAAACCGAGGCCTTCAATGAATTACTGTTCTTGAAGAACTGGAGCAAGCCCCTGAACTCCATTCCGTTTTTCCTTGGACTCTGGTCAATCCTACGAGTCTACATCTTTCCGGGCATGGGACTCTGCATGCCCCTGGCCATGCTTATTCTCCCTTTTATTCTGATCCGCTTTGTATTTAAAATTCCGCTTACGATGGGACGCTATACAGGCCTCTTGTCGGCCATTTTCTCAGGCCAGATATCCTCGATTTTTACGCACCCTGGTGCGCCCCCTGAAGAGGCCGCGCCCAAGTCCCCCATCGATATTATGCAACTTCTGAAAACGGGATTTCTCGGCGCCACCGTCGTCCAGAGCTTTCTGCAACCCTATTGGTCATTCTTGCATCTTCATTCTATTGATACCATTGTACAGAAAAAGGCTGATACACTCGTACGCTTCCAAGCCCTCTATGCGTCTATTCAACAAACACTCAAAGGGTCGGGGTTCAAGTTGTCGAATAACCCGTTTGCACTGCACATTAACGAGAGTCGGCAGCTCGTGGCCGAAGCACAGCTCTCTCCTATCTATCTGCGCCTTGCACTCAAGAAGCTGGGTTCCGTGGAAGCCCTGTTCTGCCTGGCGGCCTCGGAGCTGACCCCCGTTTACTGGAGAACAGGGGATCCCCATCTGGAACTTCAGAAGGCCTTTGATTACCGCGTGGACAATCCGATCTCGTTTGATATAGCCCTAGGCTCCGAGGTGCGCCATGCACTGTTGACGGGGCCCAATCGCGGCGGTAAATCGACCACGCTTCGTGCCGTTCTGAGTTCGTGTTTGTTGGCGCATACCTATGGCTGCGCCTTTGCCTCCTCGGCCTCTCTGACCCCCTTCCATACCCTCTATGCCTGCTTGACAGCGGAGGATCTCCCGGGCAAAAAGTCCCGATTTGAACGAGAAATCGAGTTTACGGCGCAGACGCTACAGCCAGAGGTAGGCCATTCGCTCGTGCTGCTCGATGAACTCTATCATTCGACGAACCCCCCCGATGCAGAACAGGCCTGTATCCAATACACGGAACGGCTCTGGAAGAAGCAGAACACACTCTCGATCATCAGCACCCATCTCTTCGACTTCGTAGAGCGTGCCCCCCCGTCGGTGGATCGCCTCTGCTGCCCCGCGACCCTCGCGATCAACGGCATCGTACACTACACCTATCAGTTGTCAAAGGGTGTTTGTAAGGTCAGCAGTGTTCAGGAGCTATTAAATGAGAACGGTCTGTGTGTAGAAATTGAAAAAACAAATATCTGATGACCGGCAGAACGATGGCCTCCCTGAACGACACGTTGACGCTTGGACTTATTCTGATTCTCCTCTTTGGCGCGGTCAGCCTCTATTTGTACACCCGGATCCAGCAGTGCGAACAGAAGCTCAACCTGGTGGAGTCCATCCTGCTCGATATTAAAATGAGTGCTGAACTCCGTGACTATCCTGCCATGGAAGAACATCCAGACCATCAACCTATCAAACAACAGTCACAACAGTCACAACAGTCACAACAGTCACAACAACAGCCTCTCCCCCTCTATTCGGGAGATGCACTCAGTCCCGTTGCCGAAACGGAGCCCTTTGTGGAGATGGCCGAGGAGAAGGAGCTCTATGCCTCGGCTCTCGAGGAGGCGGCACTGGAAGAGACAGCAGTACTCGATGCTGAAGGGGACGTAAAGAATGTGGAGGTTGTGAAGCCGACGGCGTCGAAAGCCAAGGCCAATCCCGTGGTCACGAAGCTCTCGGCGAACTACGAGTCCATGACCCTCGGCGAACTCAAGACGCTGGCCAAGCAGCGCAGTATTACGGGCGCCGGCTCCATGAAGCGCTCGCAGATTCTCGAGGCGTTGCGCACCTCCGAAAAGGCCGCGGACGGCGGCGTTCTGTCGGCTCTCTCCGAGCAGTCAGAACCGTTTGGTGAATAAATACTAGATTCTCTGTAGGAGAATGGATCTGAACGGATTCAACAAGCTAACCTTTCCAAATTTCTTTGCCATGCCGCCGCTCGGAATTCCGTACAAACAGGCGAAACGTGTGAATGAGCCGCCCCTGGAGGCTGCCCGAGACAGCCGTTACCCGGCCTATGCCGGCGTCATGGAGGATGGGCATTTTGTAACGGACTATCGGCCTCACTGCAGCTACAATGTGCCGCCTGGAACCCAGTATTCAACCAAGTTGTGGATGGTGCACCATGCGGATTCGATCACCCAACTCGCTCGGAGCCGCCAGTCCGAGTGGACGGGGGCGGGTCTTCCTATTCCTGATACAGCCCCGCCACCCGCCGTCCTCGCCTATTCAAGCCCCTTTGAGAATGAACTGTTGACCACGAATTATAGGGGGGGGCTCGGTACGGAGCGCACAGATGCGAAGGCACCGCCGCTCTTTGGCACGTATAGAATCCCTCCGACCTCGGCAGAGATTCGGATGAATACGAAGAACATCTCCTTGACCCAACAGGGCTCAGGGGGGCGCAATACTCGGCGGGGTGCCAATGCCTATATTCCCTCCTAGTAGAATGGACACGAATGCAATTATCTATCATAGCATAAAATACGGTATTTTTGCAATGATTGGTATAGGCTTTCTAGGACTTTTAATCGGTTCCGCTATTGTTCGCGATACCTTTTATATTACTACCCATCCGCGGTTTTTTGCCATGGAGACGATTGCCATGGGGCTTCTGTCCTCGATCCCCATTCTCTTAATTGCATATTTCCGGCAGGGAACCCTTCTAACGACGATTCTGGAGTTTCTATTCTTTTTCGTAAAACTTGCGGCGATCCATGTGGGGCTCCAACTCAGTGGCGTCTATTCGGTTCTGTTTCCGAAGACGAGCGGAATTCCGAAGACTTAGAATAGAATGAATCCCGATCATCCTATAGAAGTGCGCACAAAAAGATGGCATAATCTAATTGGTACCATATTACCACCCGGTACAGAACTAATTCCTATAGATTATCATAATCGTGATTTGAAGGAAGGCGATACAATTGTGACTTGGGATATAGATAATGAAGTATGGCTTTTTTTAAAAGTAGTAGGTGTTGATGATTCACAAGATTCTATCTTAGTACACCCATCCGATATGCATGGAAGAATCATAGAGAGCAAGTCTCCTTATGGAATGCACTACCGGTATATTTTTGGAATAGTTGAGACGCGGGTTTGGCGAGTTATAATACCAGGAACAGAACATCGGGGCAGTCCTCCGAAAGAAGAGCCAATTGTAAATGCAAGATCTGCAGGCGCGGGCTCCGCAGTAGCTTCCCCTGCAGTAGCTTCCCCTGCAGTAGCTTCCCCTGCAGTAGCTTCCCCTGCAGTAGCTTCCCCTGCAGTAGCTTCCTCTCATGAGGTTAAGCCTTCATGTGGCCCATTTGGATGTTTTAGACGGGGAGGGTCGCGGCGAAATCGAAAGAATAAACGAAAAGGGTCTCATATAAAACGGAAACAGACGAGGCGGCGACGATAAATAGAATCATCTAAAGTAAGAACGCTCATTTATAGAATGAGCGTTCTCGCATTCGCATCCTCTAGCTCCCTTGGGAGCTAGAGGATGGTTTAAAGCAAGGACAGCCATGCTTAAGCATGGCTGTCCTTGCTTTCGACATCGGCATCAAGAACCTCGCCTTTGCCGTTCTCGACGCCTCCAAGAACTGCCTTGCCCTCGAGAACTACGACCTCCTGTCCGACCTCAAGGTCGCCCCTACCCTGTGCGCCAATTGCAAATCCAACGCATCCTATCAGTGTTCCCTGGGCGCCTTCTGCAAGCGCCATGTCCCCAAAAGCCATCCTATTTACGAGGAAATCACGACCCTTCCCACCATCAAGGCCTTTCTCAAGTCCAAGGGCTTAAAGCCTTTAAGTGGCAAAGAGAAGCTCCTCGAACAACTGAAAGGTGTGGTGGCGATTCCGCTACGGAAGCCGAAGATTGTCCGAGCCGCGGCACAATCGCTGACTGCGTTGCACGATTTTCTCAGACGGTTCGTTCAGGAGAAGTGGGATCTGTTCAAGAACTGTTCTGCGGTACTTCTGGAGAACCAGCCGGCCTTCAAGAACCCCCATATGAAGTCGGTGCAGGTGTTGCTGTTTGCCGTTCTGCGAGAATGGTTTCTACGGACTGCCTTTACTGCTTCTACTGCAGTAGTCAATACTATCCCCGAATTTCACCTCGTCCATGCTAAGAAGAAGGTAGCGGCGGAAGCAGGAGATGCGGGGTATGCGGCCAGGAAACGGGGTTCTGAAGAACGGGTGGAAACTCTTTTTACGAGCGGCCAGGTGAAGGGCGACCCCTTTCTAGAACAGTTTAGGGCAGCTAAAAAGCGTTCTGATATGGCGGATGCATTGTGCATGTGTGTAGATTTTCTCAATCCCAAGTAAGGATGCGAGGAAGAATACGAACTCGACGGGGAGGTCGCCGCAAATCCAAGCAGTCCAAACGATCCAAGCAGTCCGTTGCAAGTCTCCGCAATGCAGACTACCCCGATCTTCTTCAGTTCCTAGAGACACATAAAAAGAGTGATCTCTGCGCCCTCTATGAAAAGCTGCAGATTGCCCACGATGGCCGCGTCGCCTATTTCCTGCAACAGAAGGACAAGACCGTCCTCGATCTCTCCTTTCGACTCAAGAACGGCCTTCTGGAAGGATGGAAACTGCGAACCCATAGCAGCCCCTTGAAAGTGGCAAAAATCATCGACACCTACTATACGTGGGATCCTTCGCAGATCAAGAAACCGAATGATATTCGTGCGCTGGATTCAAAGATACTGGATGCTATTCAGCGACGATTAATAACACAGTTTCCGCTTTGCAGGAGCCCCGTTATCATAGAACAGATAAACAGTATACAAGAGATTGCCGTGGAATAATCGAAGCTTAAATAATCCATGGTCTTCCAGGATATGAACGAGCCCATCACGATTCATGATATGCAATCGTTCGCCGAGTCTCTGGTGGAGCCTCGGATGAGCAGTGATATCGGAAATGTGATTGATCTCGGCACGGACGGTGGCAGCCTAGGGGATGATCTCGGGTTTGGATTATTGACGAACAGCAAGGTGATGAATACCGGCACCAAAACCATTTCGGTTGCGGCGGCTCCGTCGTCGTCGTCCTCTTCCTCTTCTTCCTCCTCCTCTTCGTCTTTGTTCTCTTCCTCGGGTCCCGATATTACGGTCGGCACATTGGAGCCCCTGGAGCCCATCTCCTTTGATCTCCCGACGTCCTCTGAATCAGCCTTTCCTGAAGTCAGCGTCCGCCGTGATACGGCGGACAATGCCCAGACGGCCACGGGACCCGGCATTCAGCTGTCGGCGCCCACGAAGCGTCTGACGCCCGAAGAGGAGCGAGCCCAGAAGGCCGAGCTCATTAACAAGCTCAATCGCCTGGAAACCAAGGGCTTCACGATCTCCAAGCGCTTTACGATGGACAACTCACTCGATGAAATCAAGCAGGAGTTCGAGCGTCTCATGGACGCCCGCAACCTGGAGTCCTCCATCAAGTTCCAGCGGCAGATGATGATGGGTGTGGTGACCGGCTTGGAGCTCATGAACAATAAGTTCAATCCCTTTGACTGGCAGTTGGAGGGCTGGAGTGAATCCGTGCACGAGAACGTGGATGACTATGATGAGGTGTTCGAAGAGCTCTACGACAAGTACAAGGGCAAGGGGCAGATGCCGCCCGAGGCACGCCTGCTGTTCATGATGGTCGGTTCGGGCTTCATGTTCCACATGAGCAACTCCTTTTTCCGTCAGAAGATGGGCAACATGACGATGGACGATATTCTGAAGAACAATCCGGCCTTGGCAAAACAGATGGCCGCGGCCGCGGCGCAGGCCGCGGGACCCGGCTTTGGCAACTTCATGGGAGCCGCCATGGGGGCACCGCCTATGCAGCAGCCTAGCTTCCAGCAGCCCAGCTTCCAGCAACCCAGCTTCCAGCAACCCAGCTTCCAGCAACCCAGCTTCCAGCAGCAACAGCCCCCTAGTTATCCGTCTAGCTTTCCGAGCGCCGCTCCAGGAGGTTCCACCGGCGCCTTCTTTAATGCCCCCGCAAGCATTCCCCAGCCCCCTCTTAAGCGCCGTGAAATGGCACCTCCCAAGGGGGTCGATGACATTCTGCAGACCTTTCAGGAAGTCCGTCAGGCGGAAGTCAGCAGTCATCCGATCTTCTCACCCCCTCCTATGCAACAACAGTCGCCCGCCGCAGCGGCTCTTTCTGAGATCCAGAGCATTCACAGTGAGGACATTGCCAGCCAGGGCACCGCGGCGACGGGCAAGAGTGGGCGTCGGCGCAAGGTACAGCTTCCCGTCGGCAATTCGATGTCCCTAAACGTCTAGAGCCTCAGCCGAAATCGGTTATGCAAAAATCGAAGAGGGGTTCTCAGACGCAATTGGCGGCCTACTAAAAACTTATACTCGTCCAATTCACCCCACCCCAGATTATAGCGAGTTCGAAACAGATTTTCTAGTCGAGTTAGACCCGTCGTTTCGCGGCGAGCCTCCAAATACTCCTCACTCGCTTTCAGTGTTCGAATGAGCATCTCTTTCCGTGCGTGTATGCTCTCCAGATTTAATCGCATCTCTTCCAGAAACTGCAGATAGGTCTGGTGCACCCGACGTTGAAAGGCTTTGTTCACTCGGTTCCACCGAACTCGCTTCTTTTTCAGTTGTTTGTAATCGGATTGAAAGGCGGGTGATCGTACCGGCGCCGTCGGTTCCTCGTCGACCTGGGGTAGTTCGCCGGTGATAAGAACGCGCTGACAGGTTTGACACGCAAAGGCGTGGTCATTGTAGGTGTTATAATCCGCCTGGAGTCGTCGGATGCCACAGGTCGAATGGACGGCATGGCAGCCACAGGGGTATTCGAGGCGTCGATCGGTCGCTTCCAAAGGGGCATTGCAGAGGATACACTCGGTCATTCTGATGGTAGTACTGGAGGAGCTTTATATAGTTTTATTACCTTGTTCTACAGGGTAATAAAACTTATGTGAGAGGCGGGATTCGAACCCGCGCGGATTTCTCCATTCCGTCTTAAGCGGAATCGCTTAACCGAGCTTGCATACCCTCACAAATAGTATTATTTATATGCCTTTAAGTATCTTATCTAATAACTATGCATCTGTGTACACCTCTAGATGTGCTTCAACAAATTCGCCACCTCGCACATGGCACAAATATCAATGCTATCTGCAGCCTCCGACAGGGTTTCAATGATAGCATTCGCCTCCTCGCTGTCCTGGTCGTACTGGATGAGCAGATACTCTTCGGCCGTCAGCTCCATGCCGTGGGCGCGAATCCTGGCCAAGGCATTCACATCCTTCGCCGCCGGCTCGGTCTTCTTGGAACGGGCGCTGGCCAGTTCCGTCTTGGCCGCCGGCTTGAGCCGAGCCACCGCTGCGTCAAAGGTATCGGTCTCCTCCTTTGTCCTCTTTAAGCGGGCGGTACGAGCCTTCACCATGGCGGCGGTGATCTTCGGTTCCTCACCCGGAGCCACCGAGATCGCCTTCAGCCTCTTGATAAAGGCCTTGTCGAGTTCCTTGCGGGCATTTCCCTCGGCCGCCCGCCGCTCATTCGAGCTCGTGTACTTCTGGATCGCATCTACTTCTGCCGAGGTTGGGCTACGCTTCAGCAGCGCCTTGTACGGGCGAATACGAATCGTATGCAAGATCTCATTCTTGGACGCGGACGCTACGTTCGCCGGCACCATCTCCTTCTCTTCCTTTGTCAACTTGCGCCCCAAGGCCTTCTCGAAGTTGGCCAGAATGCCCTTTATACGTTCCGCCCCCGTTTTCTTAGCATGCCCCTTCGAAATCGTTTCCAACACCTTGGCACGCGCCGCGTTGGCACCGAGCGCATTCGCCAGAACAGGGTACGAGTTCACGATCTTCTTATCAGCCGCCGTAAGTTCCTCGAGATCGAGCTCATTGGCGTAGCCCTTGTAGACATTCGCCTTCTTGGTCTTCGGAGCCGCCGCGGCCTTGGGACTCGCCTTCTTCCTGCTCGTGCCGGCCGGCACGAGCTTCGCCTTCTTGGTACGGAGCGCCTCATTGGGTGAATTCTTGTCGGCCATATCTACTACTAGTGGGTATTTTTTAGCCGGAGGATCAATGAAGGAGGCTCATATTCGCCACATAGACCATTGTCGGATCGGCGAACTTCGACCGTTTTTCCGCATCTTTCTTGGCCTGTTCGGCCGCCGAATCGTAGCGCCCCTTCTTTTCATTCAAGCGTCGGAAGATCTCCATCTCCTCGGGCGTCATGCCAGCGGCCGGCGGCTTTCCATCGGCTGCCTTTGTATCTTTTGTGCAGGTCGCCCCCGAGGCTCCGCCCTTGCCGAGAATGCAGAAGGCCGAATTCTCATTGAAGAGGTAGCCGAGCGTCAGAACCACGAAGATAGTCAGCCAAAAGGAGACGAGCAGATTACGCGTGGCCACAAAGAGCACCACAAAGATGAGCAAGCGCCGAACCCAGGGGTGCTGAAAAAAGAGCTCCTGCTCCTTCGAAATCTCCATGGCAATGAAGCGACCCCCCAAGTTCAGAATCAACATCATAATCCCCACAAAATACAAGTTACTATTGAAAACACCGAGAATCGAATCAATCGGACTCATAGTTCCTATCAGTCCCAATGGTTGTGCAATAAGTCCCGGAAGGCTCATCTCTGTTATTAGAGTCGGTTAGTTTGCGGTCGATGCAAAGGGGGTGAGGAGCGTATGCATGTCGGCCAAATAGAAGAAGACTACGAGGGCTACAAGAATCCCTACACGGGGTGACCACAGCATGGCCGCCAGAACAAGTGCCGCACACAGAAGGCGCCACCCAGGATACATATAGAGGGTAATGAGCTTGGGATCGTACTCCATTTCAAAGACCATGCTGTACATGACAAGTATGACGGCTAATCCTCCAATAAATAGAGTTTGCAGGGCTCCGTCAAATGTAACCGTGTTGGACATTTCTCCTCTGGTTGACTGTTAGAATTATTTATACTAAATGGCATCGGAGGATCAGATGCACGAGTGATGACCGCTTTTAGCGGTCATCCATCATTTTATTTTCAGATCAACACTGCTTCCAAAGGAAGCAGTGTTGATAACATAGTCCCGACCCGAAGGGTCGGGACTATCAGAGCTGTGCTATAAGATATTGCTAAGCAATATCTCAATGAGCACAGCTCTTTATTTACCACTGCCACTATGCTTCATAAGTGTGTCACTATCATCTTGAATAGCATCTGTATTAATCCGATCATCTAGAATCCGCTCGGGTGTCTCCCCCAAGACCTGTTCAACAAACCAGCGGCTTCCCTGTATCTCCCGATTCTTCTGACCGGTAAACCCGTCGATTGCACCGAGACGAGGAGAGGAGTGCACTAACAGTAACAGGACGACTGCCGTAAGAAGGCCATAGAGTGTTCCAAGAGAATAGCAGACAGATGCGACAACTCCAATGGCTACAAGACGCCCCAGCACAGTATCGACATACCGAGAGAGGGTGGGCGAGATCTGATCCACAAAGGCAATGAGCACGAGCATAAGTGTCCCGTAGATCAAATGAGGAACGGAATCAAGTTGCTTTAGAAGGGCATCAATGGGAGAAACAGCTCCACCGCTCTGATTGCTGTATTGGCTTGTCTGCATGGCCATCGCGGACATCTCTAGAATCAGATGTGATATTCTCCATCTTAGGTAGGGTCGATGAACTACTGTTCGTTGGAAGATGCATTTGGATCTCCGGGATGTTCCTCGGATGCAGGAGCCAAGGAAGCACGGAAAGAGGAGCGCCGCAAGGCGAAGCGTTGCAAGGGGCCCCAGGCCACCTTTTTAGGGCTGGATCCTGATCGCCAGAATGTCGAGAAAACGCCCTGTGTGCCGGCCATGAATCCGCAGATCGGCCTCCGACAGCACGTACCGGTTACGGCGAATCAGGCCGATCTGGAACCGTTTCAGAACCAGAGCTGTGAAAGCGAGCCGCTTCGGAAAGACCAGGACAGGGTCTTGGCCTTTGAGATGGCAGAGAATGACGATGAGGCGATCATTGCCCATCAGCGCAAGTATGAATGGCGGCCTCGTGACGACGGGGATCCCGTGGGCGACAAACAGCGAGCCACTCGCCCTAACCCGGCATCTCTTGTTTCGGGCGCCCTGAGTTCCTTTTTTGGAAAGGATCCGATGGAGGAGAGGGCTCCGAGCGGTGGTATGGCCGGTCTTTTCTCCACGGGCATCCCAACCAATGATGGATTTGCAGACTATATCCCCGACTCTAAGAACTATTTAATGGAACCCAATTTTACGTCGTCGTTTACCATGACACCTGGAGCCAAGGCGAATGCACCGACCTTGCCCATCCCTTCGGTTCGTGATGTCTGGAAGCCGACGGCGTACAACGGTGCCAATACCTCCTTTCTTGAGCGACTTCCTCCTGCGGGCGGCACCTATCCGAAGGACGGGGGGGTCTCCCACGAGTCGCTCAGTCGGAAGATCGATTCTATTATGGAACGGCTGGACAGCATGGGCAAGCGCAGCCCTGAACAGACACAGACGGATATTCTTCTATTCGTCAGTAGCGGTATTTTTGTCCTCTTTATGATGGATTTGCTGGTACGGAAGGGGTCTTCTCTTAAGTTTTTGAAGGGGTTTTAGTCGTTATTGGCACTTGCCAATGCCTTCTTTGCAGCTCGTTTAAGTGAAGCGGGGCCTGATGCAGGAGGAGGGGGGGTACCTGGAGGACGGGCACCAGGAGGGGGGAAAGGAACGGGTGGGGCTCCAGCTGCAGAGCCGAATGCGGCAGGAGGATTACCAGGTGCAGATCCTGCGGCTGCAGTAGGAGCGCCACCTGCAGGAGGAGTACCAGCAGGAGGAACAGCAGGAGCACCAGCAGGAGGAGCAGGAGCACCAGGAGGAGCAGCAGGAGGAGCAGGAGCAGGCGCAGAAGGTTCGGGCTTTGTCTTGATATAGATTTCCAACTCATCCGCAGATGTAATCTTTATGCTCAGATCCTGCATTGTAATGCGCCGTTCTTGCAGCGTTGTAATTAACTTTTTAATGGAATAGGGCTCCTTAAAATGCGTCTTGCTTAGATCCCCTTCCACTTTTATTTCAACCGAAGAGACTTGACCAATCGTTTGAAGGATTTCGCCATAAAATTTATAGAGTTCATTATCATTTGATAATTCATTATAGTAGGAATTAAAGTCTGATTTAGAAGCGGCCGTTGTAGACAATTTTTGAATTAAGTCTTTTAATTCTGTAAATCGTGTCTTGTCAATACCCAGGGGTAAACCACCTCCTTGTTGCTGGCCGCCCCCGCTCATCGGCTGAATCGTACCCTCTGCGTGCGGAAGCAGCGAGGCCTGCGGATTAAATCCTTGCATTCTCTTCGTTGTCCACTTTTTAAAGAGAACCTAAATTCCCTGTTCTGAGACTTCCAGAACTATGGAGCAACCCTATGCATCGGATCCTCAGACGAGACGCCAGAAGATTCACTGCAAGCCCGAGCTGATCATTGCATCGCTCCAACGGTTCTATGCCACCTATCCCGATATGACGAAGGTCATGCCGTATCTGGTCGGGGATGCGGAGATTTCGTTGCGCGTGATCGACTGGTTTGTAACCAAGTTCAGTCGCAAAAACTTTACCTCCTATGAGTTGAACGGCCAGCGCTTTGTTGTCTACAAGTCCTATAAGGGTCAGCTCGACGCCTATAACAAGCAGTATTTTGATACGAACTGTCGGCGCGAACGAATCCAGTTCAGCATCAAGGACTATGAGCCCTTTATTACGACCATCGGAAAACTCAACTTCTTTCGCTGGGCTCTGGAAACCCATTTGTTGGACTATATTGAGTCTAACAAAGAGGAGTTGAAGGCGGGCTACAATCAGTTCTTGAAAGAGACCACGCAGGCGCACAAGTCCTCCACGCCGGTCTCCACCACCAGTGAGATCTCGACCGTGAGCGCCGAGACACTGGCTCTGGCGCCCCCGAAGGGCACCCGCCGCCGTCGGACAAAGCAGCAGGCCTCCTCTCTGAAGCAGCTGCAGATCAACACGGAGAACTTTGTAGAACTCTCTTTCGATTAATAGAGGGGGACATCAGGTTGGGCGCCGAAGGCGCCCAACCTGCCTCCCCCTTACCCCCTGTTTATGTATATTCTCTGCAATTCCTATGTATACTGATAAAAATCTAATTATATCCCTCATTAGAGGGATATAATTAGATTAAATTTATAGTAAGCGGTAGTTTATATTCTTACATTCGAACAGATATATGTTTGTACACACTCTCCAGTTCTTAACGGCAAAAATATTAGACATCGGACTTGTCACCGTCTACTATTTCTGCATTGGATTCGGACTCAGTTCATTAATTGACAAATGGCTCGGGGATTTTACAGCCGATGACTATACATCTAAAAATTCATTTCTGATTTTTCTAGAAATTGTCTTCCATCTATTCTGCCTCGGCATTCTGAGCTACATTCTACGCAATCTGATTGAACGCATCCCCTATCCACTGGAAGGATATGGCGGATTCCACCACATCCGGCTAAAGGAAGTCCAGGGCGGAATTGTCCTTTCCTTCGTGCTCATCTTTTTCCAGAAACACTTAACGGATAAGATTGAGTATCTCAAAACACGTGTTCTCGGCTAATACTCCCGCACAATGCGCCGCACAAAGGGCTCCAGTTCCCCCTTTGTCCACCCCATCCCTTTCAGTTGTTCAAACAGTTCCAGTGCACTTCCATTGAGTTTATGAATCCGACTTATAAATTCGGACGTCAAGAACGGATAAAAGGCTGTTAATGCAGTGGACATAAGCGTTCCTCCGTTCACAATGTAGAGAAATCGCAACGTGCCACTGTAGGCGCCCTGCAGAAATTTCAAAATACGGAAAGAGACCTGCATCTGGAGAATATGTTTGGAGGCCAGGTGTTTGCAGTCCATGATCCAGCCCCAGCCTCCGCTAACGTCAATTTGTTCCAGTTCCCCCGTAATATGTTGTATAATCGCATCAGGATTCGAGTAATCCTTTACGTGCTTATACGAAGTATAGAAGACAGGTGTAAGCCGTCCATGGAGTACACGACTTGTCATGGGCTCAAAGGAGTGGGTGAGGGGGTCTTGAAGACACGCTCTACAGGCCATGATCGGCTTACTAGAGATTTGAATTTGTAAGGATCCTCTTGGACTCATTTACAATTGGCAGGGGCACGATAGTCTTTTTGAATGTCATCGCGCAAGGGTCGCATCTGGGTCGCGGCCTCCGCAATCTGTGTGAGATCCGTTTGATTCAGAAACCGATTGTCGATGGAACGGGTCATGAAGGAACGGGCTTCTCGAACCCCTTCTGAATCCTTGTCCTCAAACACAACGGACTGCAGTTCTCGTACGGCATTGCGGCTGTCATAGCTCGTATCGTATTTGTCAAAATAGGGGTTCATGCCAAACTGAGCCCCGTCCTGGTCGAACCGGGGTTGTCCTCGATAGTCTCGTTCCACAAAGCGGCTGTTAATGGGATGAAAGTCCTGAAAGACGGGAGCCGCATTTGGATCGGGACGGTTCTGGACACCGTATTTTCCGTCCGTTTGCCATAATTCAAAATTCCGGGCATTGGCCGTGTCTCGGGTGGAGGCCTCCCGTCTGGATCGGATGCTCATTGACTGGGGGGGCAACAGCAGTGTTGTATACAACGGAAAGACAGGCTGTGTCATTCTCTCCCTGTTCATAGAACCCGTTAAAATTTACATTCAAGTTCCGCCTAAGGGGTCTCTACACTATTCCCCTAATGATCCTGGTTCCCTTCACCCGTACGACTGTTCTGAAGAACAAGAAAACCGTTCATACCATTCGACTGTTGCTGGAGGGAGGGCAACGGTTCTGGGAGGAACTGGCCGATGTCAAAACCGTTCTAGAACTCAATGAGCTAGTCGCCCTGCATCAATTCGTAGAAGGCGACAAGCACTATATTCATATCGATTCGAAGGCCACCCGCATGGAGTCTATGTATGACTGGCGGGAATGCCCCGCCCATTCGGATACTCTCTGCTGGCGAACCTATCATGTTCTTCTACAGGAGGACATGGAGCCCTGGATTCCTCCCTCCGATCCTCTTCTCAAGTGCGTATTCGAACCTATCCTAAAGGACGGCTACTCTTCTAGATAGAGACCTTATGGAGATTAATCGCCATAAGACAATGAAGCGACCTGTATCCGCAGAAGCCACACCCGACGCAGAAGTTGCCGCAGAAGTGCAGCCAGACCCTTTCCGTAATCTTCTTGATGAATCGGCGCGCGATGCCTTTCGGCGCCCCTGGCACCGTTTGGAGCGGGGTCTTCGCCTCAATCGTCTCCGCATGTATGTCGAGGAGATGTCGGCACAGTGCAGCTTTACAACAGAGGAAAAGGGGAAGTTCTTTAGCTTTCTACAGAATGCGCTGGATCGCAAGCTCCTTAACACCCACAAGATTGTAGAGTATCTGCCCGAGCTCCAGAAGATCAAGAGTATTCGGGGGTTGGAAGTCCGCAGATCACCTCAAGGAGAGGCCAAGTGGGGATTTATTCGTGCCAAGAAGGTCGATGGGACACGGCGTAAAAAGGTAACGGATAAAGTTGAAGAGCAGGAGGCTCCTCCAAATCAGCCACCTCTTTGAATGAATACTCTTCTCGAACGGCTTATTGCCTGGATAACACTGATAGAGATGATGGTGGAGCCCGAGGACGGGACGCAGCTCGAGGAATGGCTGCAAGAGGCCGACGACTTGACAGAGGGAATGGAATTAGAGGAACCGGCCGCCCAGATTCTGACGGAACAGATTCTGAATGGCTATGAAGAGACCTTGCGACACAGATTTGAATCGCGATCCCTGGCAACCCCTCTCGAAACGCATGTGCGCGACCTGTGCACGCGACCCCAGCTGGAGCAGCGTACGACGGCCTGGTACAAGCAGATGGGGACACTGATCAGTGCTTCGGAACTCGGCTCTCTGTTTGGCTCCGTAAAACAGCGCGCCCAGCTCATCCTGTCCAAGGTCAATCCGGTCACCAGACCCCCGCAGCCGTTAGCGCTGGAGTCCGTGCACATGAGTGCATTCGACTGGGGCATCCGCTTTGAGCCTGTGGTCAAACAGATCTACAACTACAAATACCAGACCACGATTCAAGAACTCGGCCGTCTTCTCCATCCGACGGATCCGAGATGTTCGGCTTCACCCGACGGCATGATCGTGTCCCAAGAACGGTACGGGCGTTTGATTGAGATCAAGTGCCCCGTGACGAGGCAACCCGACGGAAAAGTGCCAAAAGACTATTACCATCAAATGCAGATGCAACTGCATGTGACGGGATTGACCCAATGTGACTTTGTCGAAGCCGTCTTCCATTCACCCTATTCGTCTCCTTTAAAGAAGGACGGACAGGGTCTGCTCTTCGGCCAAATTGCCCTCATCTATACCGTGGATAAACAAGGACTGGATCAGAACGGCCGGTACGAGTATGGTTCTGTGACCACGGAACCTCAGTCGTTTGAGCCAGTTCTGAAGGAGAACGAACGCATAGCCGAGATGATTCCCTGGAAACTGTTGGAATGGCACGAGCAGCAGGTGGTTCGCTCAGAACCCTGGTGGCAGACAGCCATTGTTGCAATGGCCTCCTTCTGGGACGATGTGGCGAAAGCCAAAGTCGATCCCTCGTTCTTGAACGAGCACGTAAAGAAAAAGACGGAGCCCGATGTCTGTTTGATTCGATTATAGGCAGTTCTTCGGAACATCGATCTTGAGCCCGTCGTCCTTGTAAAAGGAGAGCACGAGCTCCTGGTACGGGCTCGAGCAACTGTCGGGGTAGCCGCGCTTATAGTTGTTGGTCAGCTGGCGAAAATTCCCTGTTTTTTCTTGAAGTCGGTCGGTATCTACCGCATAGCAGCTGCGACTGTTTACGCAACTGAGCCCGGAATCGATCGGTTCCAGTTCATCCGCTAAGAGCATATAGTTCGATCGATTCCCGAAGTCCACGGGGCTCGGCTTATTGGGCGGAAAGTTCGTCAGAGGATCCCCTGCTACAGGGCTCGACATCATGAGATCGCCGCCTTTGCCTGCCGATTCTGCTAAGAGAGATGCATTCTTCTCCTCCGTATTGACATTCCCTGCAAGATAGTTGTCACCATTGTTCTGGAATCCCTCCGAAACATACGTCACGTATTCAAAGGCTCTTGTTGCAAAGGACTTGTTCATTCCCGTCACTTCATAACTCTGAGACCCCGTGATGGGAATATGTTGTGCAAACTCCTGCTTAGGCACAGGGCGAGGCTTGGGTGACCATTCAGGAACCCCGTTCTCCTCCTGTTGCCACCGCGGCACAAATGTAAAATTGGTGTACGGCCGATAGGGTTCTTTGAGAGCTAGGCCGCCAATGGAACCCACCACCATAAGAATGAAGAGAAGACTTAGAAAACAGACAAACGGATGCAGTCCCGTTGACATACCTGTTAATGACTTGTAATAAAAATTGATGAATAGGCAACGGATACGGAAAGCATAAGCCCTATTGCGATTCTCTCCTCTCTTCCGGAATGAGTTCTATGAATAGCATGCAAGTTATAAAGCGGGATGGATCTCGTGAAGATGTGAGCTTTGATAAGGTGCTTCTGCGTATCCGTAAGTGCGCAGAAGGGCTCGATGTCAATCCCACCCTCATTGCCCAGAAGACGCTGAGTCGCATTCACGACGGTGTGAAGACCTCCGATCTGGACGAGCTGGCTGCTCAGCTCTCCATCTCTCTGATCACCACCCATCCTGACTATGGAACGCTGGCCAGCCATATTATCGTCAGCAATCATCATAAGAATACGAATCCGAGCTTTGTAAACACCATGCGGCTTCTCGCCAACCAGTTCCACGAAAAGACGGGCTTGCCGATCACCTATCTGTCGCCTTCGTTCATGGAAGCCGTCGAGGAGTTCCAGGTCGAGCTGGATGCAGCCATTCGGCCTGAACGAGACTTCCTCTTCGACTACTTTGGTTTCAAGACGCTCGAGCGGCAGAAGTACCTGCTGCGATCCACCGCAGGGGTGACCTTGGAACGGCCGCAGCATATGTGGATGCGTGTGGCGGTGGCCTTGTGGGGATCATGGGCGACTAACCAGGTAAAGATGGCGGCGGCTGTACTCGACCAGGCTGTTCTGAAGGACACCCGAGCCCTCGCCTTTCAGCGAATTCTGGAGACCTATGAGCTTCTATCGACCAAGCAGTTTATCCATGCCACGCCGACCCTGTTCAATGCAGGGTCGGAGCGGGCACAAATGTCTTCTTGCTACCTTCAAAGTATGGCTGCTGACTCAATCTCAGGAATTTACAAGACATTGGCGGACTGTGCCCAAATCAGCAAATATGCCGGCGGCATCGGTCTCCATATTAGCGATATCCGGGCGCGGGGCTCCTATATCAATGGAAACGGGGGCTTATCGACGGGGATTGTGCCGATGCTGCGCAACTTCAATGCCACGGCGCGCTATGTTGACCAGGGCTCTAAGCGTAACGGATCCTTTGCGATCTATCTGGAGCCGTGGCACGCCGATCTGGAGGACTTCTTGAAGCTCAAGTTGAACACGGGCTCCGAAGAGGAGCGTGCTCGTGACCTCTTCTACGGCCTCTGGATCCCCGATCTCTTTATGGAACGGATCGAGACCGATGGCAAGTGGACGCTCTTCTGCCCGTCGGAAGCCCCTGGCTTGGCCGATGTCTGGGGCGCAGAGTTCAAGGCCTTGTATGAGAAATACGAGGCCGAGTGCAAGGGACGAAAAGTGATAGAGGCGCGGCATTTGTGGGAGCGGATCCTCGTCAGCCAGATCGAGACCGGCACACCCTATCTGTTGTACAAGGATGCCGCGAATGGCAAGTCAAACCAGCAGAATCTCGGCACCATCAAGTCGAGCAATCTGTGTGTGGCACCGGAGACTCTAATTCTGACCCGTAATGGTGAATCTGCCATCGAGGTTCTCTACGGTCAAGAGGTGGAGGTCTGGAACGGTCATACGTGGTCGCGCACGGTTGTGCAAAAGACAAGCGACGATGCCGAATTACTGAGGGTTCTGGTGAACGATATAGAAATCAATACATGGGATGGAACTGTAGGGCATACTGAAAAGTATGTGGACTGCACCCTGTATCACAAGTTCATTCTTCGAAATGGTGAACGTATAGAGGCCGCTGCACTTCGGCCAGGTATGCTCCTGGCCTCTTGGACAAACGAACAGGGAATTCAGCACGTTCCGACGGTACATGCAATTCACAATTACGGGCGCCACGACGTCACCTACTGCTTCAATGAGCCATTGGAGCATGCCGGCGTCTTTAATGGAATTCTGGCCGGCAACTGCACAGAAATCATCGAGTTCTCGAGTCCCGAGGAGACGGCCGTCTGCAACTTGGCGTCTCTGGCTCTGCCGGCGTACGTAAATGCGAAGGCCAAGACCTTCGATTTCGAGGCGCTAAGGCGCACCGTGAAGGTCGCCGTGCGCAACCTGAACCGCGTGATCGACATCAACTTCTATCCGACCCCTGAGACCCGCACCTCGAACATGCGGCACAGGCCGATCGGCCTCGGCGTCCAGGGCTTGGCCGATGTCTTCGCCCTGCTCCGCATGCCGTGGGAACAGCCCGCCGCCGCCCGGCTCAATCAGCTCATCTTCGAGCACATGTACTACGCCGCCCTCGAGGCATCAGCCGACCTCGCCGAACTCGAGGATCCCTATTCGTCCTTTGCCGGTAGTCCCGCATCCAAAGGTCTCCTGCAGTTCGATCTCTGGTCTCAAGTGCCGATCACCCAAGTCGAAGGCACCCTCGACTGGGCATCCCTGAAAGGTCGGATCCAGGCCAAGGGTCTTCGCAACTCCCTCTTGGTCGCCCCCATGCCCACGGCCTCCACGAGCCAGATCCTCGGCTACAACGAGTGCTTCGAACCCTTCACATCCAACATCTACACCCGCAGGACTCTGGCCGGCGAATACATCATGCTCAACAAACACTTGGTGCGCGATCTTCTCAAACTCGGACTCTGGTCAGAGGACTTAAAGAACCAGATCATCGTCCGCAACGGCTCCGTCCAGGGACTGGACATCCCTGCCGGTGTTCAGGCGTTGTACAAGACGGCCTGGGAGATCAAGCAGAAGACGCTCATCGACATGTCGGCAGCCAGGGGCGCCTTTGTCTGCCAGAGCCAGAGCCTGAATCTCTTTGTGCCCGATCCGACGCACAAGATCCTTTCGTCCATGCACTTCTATGGCTGGAAGAAGGGACTGAAGACCGGCATCTACTATCTCCGAACGAAGCCGCAGGTCATGGCGCAGAAGTTCACCATTGATCCTGAGCTACAGCGACTGGCGGAGCGCTCTGAACTGGAGCGACAGGAGAAGGAGTTCGCAGTTCCCGAGGGGTGCTTGACGTGTTCGGCATAATAAAAATCCTACAAGACAGATAGGGAGCCTCATGAATTTTCAACAGATCATAAAAGAGATTGATCGGGTTAGCGCCGATTCTACAACGCCCCTTCGACTCAATAAAAGCATCGAGGCGATTCTGAGCATCCTTAGCACTATTTTAGTTACAAAGGGTGTTCCTGGCTGGCATCGACAGGCCGATCCATCTCTCGATCTAACAGAGGAGGACGAGCAGGCGCTGCAGCCGATCGTCGATCTGATGGGTCACGGAAAGAAGGTGGGAGGGAGTGCTCCTGTTCCTGTTGAAGAGGGTACCATCTATACAATCGATGATGCCGTTCTTCGTGTTAAAAAAATGTTCGAGGCGGCGGATCAAAAAATGCAGGGCTTTTCGAAGATGCTGGGCGTTGGTGATTTTCAGAAGTCCAATGCCGCCGAGGATATAAAACTGTTAGCCCCGCCCGTCGATCTGATTAGCTCCATCTTTCCGATTACAAAACCCATCGCCCTGATTGTTCGTGAAATTCCGATTCCTGTTCGTGCAATTGCATTATTTCTGTATACAGGCGTGGAATTTATTCGCATGGCCTGGTCACTTCCAGGCCATGATGCGCCGGCTCTTCGGCAGCTCATGAGTCTCGTGATGGCGGGATTGGATGCACTGATCGGCGATTGGAAATCAGCACTTCTGTCCATTGCGGGAATGTACAGCCAGAGTATTATGTATGCGGGAATCGCAATGAAGATGGGACTACAGATCTTTCGACTCATTGATCCACAGTACCAGGAGTCGATGGTATTTGGATCACTGAGTGTTGGTAAATCACTGTTTATCGGGTTTTTCCTGCGATTCTTTCAGATCTTTGCAACGCTCGATATGCGTAAAAAAGCTACGGAGATCCTGGACAAACTATTGGAAAAAGAGAAGAAGGTGGACGAATCGATTCAGGGGGCGGACGGGACGTCACGTCCCTCTTATTATACAGACCTGACCTTTGATACCCTTCTGAACGTGCAGGCGGTGGTTCATGAACAGGCACGGAACTGTTCGGATCGATTTCAAGGGATTTTAGCAGGGGCGGATATTCTATCCTCTCCTGCTCTTGTGGTTATTTTCAGTTTACTGGATATTCCTATTACACCTGAACAGTTTGAACAGGTATGTAAGAAAAAGGGATCGTGGGCTCAAAAACTGGCCGTCGAACAGAAAGTGGCATCGAATGCTCCTGTGCAGGAACCCAAGGCCGAAGAACA